ATCCCCTCTTCTCTTTACTGCATGTCCAAACAACCCCTTGATTAATCCACGCATCTTGTGTTACTCTTAATGTAGAATACTTGTCCTTATAGCACAAAGAACAGAGCGATAATGGATCAAGAACTTACAGCTCTAATCCCTGACGACGTGGCATTCTTCATTGGCTCAAAGCTTCGATACTTCTTTCAGCACAGGGCCTACGGTGAAATCCGCATCAAGATTGCAGAGGGATTACCTCACACGTACCATTACACGGAAAGCTATAGAGCAAAGAAACGGACGCGGCGCACTGATACACCGAACACTACGGTGACGGCATCGCAGTCCCAGGACTGATCAAAGAGAATAACATCGATAAGCTTAGATAACGCTGAAAAGGCGTCGGGCGCTTTGAACCTCATTGGAGGTTGAAGAGCGTCTTTTGTTTAGTATGGAGACTTTATGGGACATGCGATTTTATCGGTGGAACTTAGTGTGCTTGCAGGTGCGATCTATCTTCCAGAGCACTACAAGTTTATCTCAGCGCATTATGAGCCATATACGCGTCTAATCAGGTTCGTTGTTGAATCGGGTGCGCTTCCTGAAGACAAGATTGACGGGGAGCCGTTGCCAACATTGATGATGGCTCACAAGGTGGATATGCATCCCGATGATCATAGTTTTAAGAAGATTACAGGTACGGCAAAAATAGTGTGAAGGAAGTCCATACGTGTCTGACCACATCAAACAAAATCGGGTTGTGCCTATTGATAAGCTTACGGCACATCCAAGGAACTATAAAAAACACCCAGAAGCCCAAATTCAAAGATTGATTACAAGTCTAGGGCGATTTGGACAAGGGCGGAGTATCGTATGTCAGGATGGGCCTGAAGGGTATTTGATTGTAGCTGGACATGGGATAGTAGAGGCAGCAAAAAAACTTCGATATACAGAGTTAAGGGCGGATATTCTTCCTGCCGCTTGGGATGCCGACGCTGTTGAGGGCTATTTAATCGCAGATAATATGCACAGTCAGGGCGGAGAAGATGATATGGTTGTACTGTCCCAGCTATTACAGGAACAACAAGACGCAGGGTTTGACCTTGCAAGCCTTGGTACCGATGAAGAGTCACTGCGTCAAATGCTTGAAAGTCTGGGCGATAGCTATCTAGGAAACGGTAGTGATGAAGAAGACAGTGAGCCCCCGGCATTCAAAGAGTACGATGAATCTATCGCTGATGACCTTGATACTGAGATGTGCGCGGACTGCGGTAAGCTTTGTGTGAAGTCTGAAGGAAAGGGGAAGAAGAAGGATGGTTGACTTTCATCCTAAAGCACAAACAAAGCTGATAGATCTTAGGGAGGCTCTTAGGGGTGTAAGCAATACGCAGAGAGATATAGAAGAGAGTCGCTATCCTTCATATTCCATATGCCATCAGATACTTTGCAAAATGAAACAATGGGAAAAGGGAGATAAGTATCATCCTAATCAATCCCTATTCAGTCTAAAGCGACTGGCTTGGGATAAGCCTTCCCGTACAGTGCTGAAAGATCAGGGAGTTAAGAATAAGGCCTGTCAGTGCTGCCATCCGACAGAGCATAGAAGATTAACCATTCCTGAGATTAAACGTGTGTCCTCCTTCCCTGATGCTTATAGGTTTATCGGGACCACTGCGGAACAATGGGCACGCATCGGCAATAGCGTTCCACCGAAGTTCATGCAACACATCGCTGAAAATATTTACTACGTTTTCCTTAATCCCTTAGATAACAGGGAGACTATTACTATGCCTCTAGACTTTGTTAATAAGCCTATCAATCCCACAGGTCCTTATAAGTTCAAGGTTATTTCCACTTTTTCAGGAGGAGGTGGAAGTTCACTCGGTTGTGTCTGGAGTGGAGGTAAGGTCCTAGCTGCTGTGGAATGGGATGATAATGCAGTAGCTACCTATAGGCTAAATTTTCCTAATACCCCAGTGATTCATCGTGATATTGCAAAGGTTACCGTTGAGGAATTGTTATCCCTTACTGGATTACAGCCAAGAGAGTTAGATATCCTTGATGGCAGTCCGCCATGCCAGGGCTTCTCAACTGCTGGCAAAAGACAATTGGATGATCCTCGTAATAGCCTCTTCAAAGAATACGTGAGACTCCTTAGAGGCTTACAGCCCAAGGTCTTTGTGATGGAAAATGTTTCTGGTATGGTCAAAGGCAATATGAAACATGTTTTTGCTATAGCTATGCGAGAGTTAAAAGCTAGTGGGTATCAAGTGAAATGTCAATTAATGAACGCAATGTATTTCGGTGTACCTCAAAGTAGAGAACGCGTGATATTCATTGGTGTGCGCAATGATCTAGAAATAGAACCTAGTCATCCTATTGGTGCCAATAAAGTAATACCTATTCGGCAAGCACTTAATGAACTGCAACTTTCTCAGAGTGATATAGAACTAGCATTACTCAAAGAAACATGGCAGATGTATCGTGTACTGCATGGCAAGGAAAAGTCAAAGCATTTTAGTCTAGTTAGAACTTCACTGGATAAGCCATGCCCTACGCTACCAAAGGATACTAATAGTACAACGGCGGGTATTATACATCCCTCTGAAAAGAGAAGATTTACCATTCCTGAAATCAAGCGATTGGCTTCGTTTCCCGATGCCTTTCAGTTGGTGGGGTCTTTTATAGAACAATGGGCTCGCATTGGCAACTCAGTGCCACCACGCTTCATGGAAAGCATCGCAACGCACATTTATACCAACATTCTCAGTGCTATCCCAGATTGCATAGGAGGGCCAACGCATGCCTAACAACGACGCATCTAAGCGATTCCGTCGCATTCGCATCGTCAACGACGGCAGTCCTTGGCCCAACACTGTAGTCACCGATGCTGACACGGGCGAAGAACTTGACAGTGTGCTCCACCTGCGCATGGTAGACATCGACCGTGATGGTGCCAGGGCTATCCTATGGACTTGTGAACCATCCATCGATATCACAGCTACCGCTGAAGTCGTCGAGATGTGTCCTTGTTGTGGCTCACAGCAACCCAGCGAATCTGAGGATGCAGCGTATCGTCTCCAGACCACCATCAATGACATAGACATCGACGTATCAATGGGCAAGCTGAAGCGTCTCCAGGACTTGCAACGAGCTGTCAGGGAAACCATCGAACCTGCCGAGGCACTCTTTGCCTTTTGTGGATGGCTCGCAAGTCGCATAGAAGCGTCGGGACCCTTCGCAGCGCACTTGGATGCATCGATACTTGCGGAGTTGGTCGGGATGTTCAACGATGCGCAAGGCTGGGAGATCGACGACGCGCACTATGACAAGGTTATCAAGAGGCTCAAGGCGAATTACCCTGATTGAGTGAGGTGACACAATGGAATGGAAAACCTTGGAATTATCAGAGCAAGACAAAGCGTTCCTGGAAACCATGGAACAAAATACCAAGGATATCATTGCTATCTTTGAAATAGCGCCGTCTCACGTGGGTGTTCCCTGCAACCATACAGAGTTAGAACTAGAAGCCGCTCGTAAAAGGCTGCGAGACGTCGTGATCAAAGGGGTAACCAAGCATGCATCAATTTAACAATGATATCCAACGATTCAACCGAGATTTCGATAGAAGCTTTGCACGCACTGAGAAGACTATCAAGAAGGTCGGCATTGTCACTGCCATCATGATCTTCTTGCAACTAGCGTTCTGCCTTGCACTTGGAGCAGCCATTATATACTTCATCGTATACGCGGTGACTCATTGGCTGCGGTGGTGATATGATGGGGAAAGCAAAGATAATGGCAATGATATATGAGATGCACGCAGAAGCCAGGGAATTTTTCAAGAAAATCGGCGTATTTGCTTCTTTTCTTGTGATATTGCTATACATAGCAATTGTTGCTGGTATTGTATATTTTATGCTATTCGTCACAATACACTGGTGGCGATGGTGATGCCATGCAAAATGATGCATTTATGAAGCTTATGTGTGCTATAGAGTACGAATTATACCTTAGAAAGACTAGAGAGATGAAAAGCGATCCAGTACTACCAATCTCAGAGTACACAGGATCACCGTATGATCCCGAGTGGGGAGAGGTAAATTCCGTGGGTTATCAACCACTACCACTACAAAGACAACCATGGCAACCAACGCCCATCGATGACGCTACAATGGCAGAAATCGAGAAGACGATGCAACACCTTGAAGAGGTAGCACACCTCAAAGACGAACCACTGATATGGCAGGACTACAACGACCACCCTGAGCCCTTGGTACCGTCCGTTGATAAGGCATTGATCAGCCATGAAGTAGCACCGATAAGCCTCGACGACGCATTCAAGCATGTCATGGATACCCGTCTACTTTGGAGAATGGTTTATGTGGTGTGCTTCCTCATAGGGGTGATCGCTGGCACTCTCATTGTTTTCTCTTGTGTACAATGGTGACACTATGACCGACAAAGACACAACGAAAACAGAGTCACATAGGGCCAAGGCAGCATTCACTGAGTACTGCGCCCTCGGTCCATCACGAAGCCTTGCAAAGCTTTCCAAGGTGACAGTCGGCGATGGTACGGTGCACATACGGCAATTAGAGCGATGGTCCTCCGATTTCAAATGGGTAGCACGCGCAGGGCAATATGATGCAGAAAGAGCAGAAGAGCGCAAAGCAAAGCTTGACCTTGAAATCGATGCAATGAATGCAAGGCACGCATTGATCGCCACATCGAGTCAAAGCAAAGCATTGAAGCAGATCGAGACATTGATTGCATCGGATAAGTTCGGCAGCCAGGCAAGCGTTGCGCTGTTAAAGCTTGCTTTGGAGTGCGAACGAGAAGCTAGGGGAGCAAGTGTCTCAAAGTTAGAAATCACCGGGAAAGACGGTGGAGCCATTGCAGTCAATGGAAGCATTGCGATCTACTTGCCACAAAAAGACCCAGAGGTTTGACGGTGGGGATAAAAAACCGAGGCAGGTCAATGATGCTGTTCCCATGCTATCCCCGATAAAATAGCACTGCTCCTGCCCCGATGATCCGTAGACATCCTGAGTATATCATGGGCGGTCAATGGTGGTTGCATTGAAACAGTGAAAAACCTTGATGGTGCTTTGAGGGCAATGTTATACAAGAAATACAAAAGTTAATGGCTGGTTGCATCCATTAAAATATCGTATAATAAAAACAGCCTGATGTCTACATGAGCAGGACGTTTGTCTTATCGTTGTCTGTATTCTGGAGGAAACACCAATGACAATTCAAGCCCTTACAACTGACGAGCTTATCGTTTGGCATACAGAACGTAGAATGATGGAAATTTGGTGTCGGGAGACCATCAACCCTTGCCTTTTGAAATGGGGAAAACCTACACAATTTGAAGTTTTTAACCCTAAGAAGGAAGAGTACTGCACAATACGCGCTAAGAGCGTGAATGACATTAGACTGCTGAGTAAGTTTTTTGCATCCGAGGATGGCGAAGATTTAGACAAGGGTGCCGTGGACAACATTGGAGATAAGGTATCTAGGTATGCTAAGTACCTTATAAACATACATAAAAAGAACTATCAATATATCGTACATGACGATGAAATACGAGATTTCAATACCATAGTAAGCTTCGTTATGATCATGCGCTCCGCAGAATGGCGCAATGCTGAAGGACGCTTCAAAGATCCAGGAGCAAAACAACGTGTTGCACGGCTCCTAGAACGCCGCGCTGAAAACGAAGCATTGTCGAAAGCCCATGGGCACGAGAAGAAACACGGTGAAGACAGTACCTTCCAGAAGACTATGGATGAATTCCAGGAAAGAGTCAATGCGACTTTTCTCCCTCCCTATGAGCATGATCTTCCTCCGCTACCTCAAGGAAGTATTCAACCTTTAGCTTGGCTTACCACAAAGCTAGAAGAGGAATAGATGTGAATACGCAATTAGATCTTTTCCCTGAGATGAATATGCAAGAAGAGGGAGATATCCACAGACTCCCTTGCTATCAAGGGCTTTCTGAGGAAAGCATTGATCACCTTGAAGTACGCGTTGGGAACATACGCAAGATTTCAAACAAAGCATCTTTTGATATCGCAATAGAGCTTTGTGGTGCAAGAGATGAATACAGACACAACAAACATGGTGGTTTTGAAGGATGGGTTGAAGAAAGGCTTAAAATCGGTCGCAGTACAGCCTATCGCATAATAGACCGTTATAATGGATTTGCAACTGTCCCAAATTTGGGACAGTTAGATATTGTTCTCTCTGCTCAATACCAGCTATCAGCACCAACAGCGCCTAAAGAAGCTAGAGAAGAAGCATTAGAACTCGCGGAGTCGGGAGAAAAAATAACCGTAGCAAAAGCTAATGAGCTTATTGAGAAGTGGCAGCGCATAGCAGAGGATAACAAGAAGAAAGCAGATGATGCAAAGGCCCAAATTGACATCTTCCAGTCCCATTCCAAGCTAGCGGATGACAAAATCGATGAACTCTCACAGCAGATTACGGAACTAGAAGAAAAGCTCAAGACCGCCCAAACACCTGAGAAAGTAGAGGTTATCCCCCAAACAACTCTTAACAAAATAGATAACCTGGAGTCGCTGGTTACTAAGCTCAAGGATCGAAACCAACGCCTCTCTGATGAAAGGACAAAACTTACTACAGAGCTTCGAGCCCAAAGGGATGCTAATGAGGAACGTCGCAAGCAAGAGCAGTATGAATACAAAATCAAAGATGGGTGGAAGAAGTCCACTGAAGTGCTCTACAAGGCATTATCCCAGTTTGTTGGGTCTATCCCATCCCCCATTGCTATCCAGGTCTTTGAAGGGGACGAGTGGGCACGCTATGACCAGATTGAGCAGGCCCTCAAGCACTTCTATGAAGCCTTTTCTAACATAAAGAACACACGGTATAGTGACCAATTTGTAGAGTCTGCTGTTGTCAATACCTCTATGGTTGTGGAGGGATAACGCAATGATGTATCGGGGTACACAGCTCGTCTGGTACAAAAAGAATTGGTACCATCCAAACTTCTTCAAGCGTAGAAAGGCATGCGTCAAGCAAGCAAAATATACATGTCAGCGATGCGGTATAAGACGAGGCGAAGAGTACGCCACTCAAGAAGGCAACAAAGCCATGGCTGTTATGCAAGCAGCGCACCTTGAGCACGACACATGGAATCCAAGGGCGAAATTGATATGTCTTTGTAAACCATGTCACCTTTGGTATGATGCACCTATGCATGCCGATAAAGGTTCAAATACCAAGAGGCGAAAAAAGCGTGAAAAGTCAGTGAAAGAGACTGGACAAGAAGAGTTGGCACTTAGATTTGGGCAGAAAGCAGTGAAGGTACGAAAAGGCATGGGTAAGCTCATTGATGATACGTGGATATCTGAGAGGTTGTTAGCACCCCCAAAGAAAACAGGGAAACATTCCGCGCTAGTAGTACAGGAGATTCTGTTATGACGGATAGGTTGCTAAAGTTGCACTCTGATGCTCCCACTACCAATAAAGACATAAAGCGCACGACGCTATACGTACCCCTGGACTTACGTAAAAAAATACTGGAGAGCGCGGATAGGAACAGGCGCTCTTTTAATTCAGAGCTTCTATGCCTAGCGGAAAGTGGCCTTGAATGCCAGAAGGCATAGATACACCATGAGCACTTGTTATCTATGCGGTGATACCTTTGTGGCGAGGCATTCGGTGGGACTCTGCACGCGGTGTTTTTCGAGGGATCGTGCGCGTGAATATGATCGCGTTGAGGCGGCGACCCGCCAAGCACAGCGCAATGGGATTACTCCGGTAGCATTGACCCCTTGTGAGTGGTTATCGGCACTAAGCGATTTCTCTGGCACCTGTGCTCTATGTCGCAAAGCTACGGCAACGAGGATACTAAGAGTCGATAGGAGCAAAGGACTATCATGGGACAACGTGGTCCCTTCTTGTGTAAGCTGTGAGGAACACCACATCAATGGCTTCAATGCTGCCATAGAGAGAGTCAAAGAGTACCTCAAACCACCGAGGGCTGTGAAGCCAATACCCAAAGACGAGCAACAATTCAAAGATGAGACAATGGCACACCCTGAATATCAATGAGGATCAATGAGCATGAGAAAGACATACAAGGTCAAGAAGCGTTCCTGCAAGATGTGCAAGCCTCACAAGATGGGCTGGTCGGTTCGATGGAAAGTCAAGGAACTGGCAGCACTGAAGCGCTTCGAGAAAGAGGCGAAGCGCGGATAGCAATGTTACACAAGGTATCACTGCCCATGCTTGATATGCATGCATTGATCCGGTTGCATAGATCCCATCGATCAGGCCGCGTCTCGACACACATATGCCCTAATCTCTTGTTCTGAAAGTTGGTCAGTTGCATAGATCCCATCGATCAGGCCGCGTCTCAACATGCAAAGGAGTCACAGCCATGAACACTACAGACATGTTGCATTGTCTCCCATCGACCAGACGCGTCTCAGCCTTGCTTCTCTAGCTTCATGTCTTCCCATTGCATGGTTGCATAGATCCTCAGTGACCACGGCCCAGCTTCAACTACAAATGACAAACCCGCCATTTTGTTATGCGTTTGTTGCATAGATCCCCAGCAACTAGACCCCAGGCTTTTGCCTTGTGCTTCCTTCATCTTTGCTAATTTGTTGCATAGATGTCCACCGCTGCGCCTTCCGCTGATTGTCAAAGAACTGCCTTGGTCCACAAGGGACGCTCTCTCCGAGCGTTTTCTCTCCAGAATGCGTCAAGCTTGTTATGCCACGCATGGCAATCACAACACATACGGCGGTACTCCAGAGACTAGGCGTGCAACTACCGAGACCGAAGTCTCATCGCACCTAGACAATCCGTAGACTGCATTGATATTGTAACATAGCCACCAAGGAGACACTACAATGCACACCAATGTTACACAAGGCACTATCACAGAGAAGCAGCGAGACATGCTACGCGATCCAAGGCAGCAATGCCTCTATGTCTCTGGGCGTAGACGTGGCGTGGGACTGTACCAGCGCATGCTCAATGAGACCATGGGCACGCGGCATGCGATAATCCACAAGGTACAACGTCCCACTGAGGAGTGACGCGACTCATTGAATCAGGCAATGAAACCCCTTGGTTATCATGGCGATGCTGGGGGTTTTCTTTTTGTGTACGACGTTTGTGTACGACGTGTACGACACGTGTACGATGGTTTTTCGTCGTCGTACACGCCTTAGATCCGCGCTACAAGCGGCTGCGCTGGTTCTGTGTACGACGTGTACGCGATTTAGCCCCTATGAGCACTATATAGGAAACAGGAAATACTATCGATGTGCACGTTTTGGTGTGTAGGTTTCTATGTTACTAGTGGTGTTTCGACACTTCCCTATATGTGTGTATAGTAGAAGTGTCGTACACGTCGTACACAGAGGTATCTGAGGGCGCTTCAGAAGCGGATCTATCGTGTGTACGACATTCAAAAAGCGTCGTACACGTGTCGTACACGTCGTACACATCGTTTAAATGTGTACTTTTCAATGTGTGTTTCATCGAATTGACGTTGCTCTATCTCTGCATTCATAGCGCCCAACCAATGATCCCATCGCACTACAAAGAGTCACCGAGATATGCTATACTCTTCGTGGCAATTAGCAAGCTATTCGTATCCCTGAAAACCAATGCGACAGACAAGCTTATAGAACCAATGCGACACTATGACTTCGCAGGGATATGCGATGTGATACCAATGCAACAGTCGTGGACCAGGACAAAGGCAACATGGCCGCTCTGGGGATCAATGCGACAACTACATAGGCAACAGGAAGGTGCGGAGAATGCGACAACATGCCTTCGCTTTGCAACGATGTAGGCGATGCAACATGACGATGCAACATTGGAGGTCCCAGGGCTACGTAGGCGATGCAACAAGCTCTTCGTGTTCCAAGGACTACCATGCAACTGCTGATATCAATGAAGGTATACGGTCAATCAATGCAACACGATTACCCTGTATACCTTGTGCAACTCTGTAGCTTCTGGGAATGCAACGCGATATCAATGATGTAGGCAATGCAACCATGCATAGGAAAGGCAGTGATGCAACCATGATCTGTATCATTTTCTAATATAGCTGCCATAAAGGTAGTGATGCAACCACGAAGGAACAATGTAACGTTGGGACAAGGGATACCCATGCAACACCTAAGATCCATTATGCGGCCACTAGGACAATCAATGCAGCGAAGGACCGTTAGCTACGTAGAATACAATGCGACAAGCTGGGCAAAACGAACAATGCAACCATCAGGGATGAATAGTGCAGCCTGGTCTTCTACAAGCAACGACGAGGGCGATGCAACTTGTATGGGAGAAAGTCTAGCATAGAGAACAATGCAGCTAACATAGATTATGCAGCCATCCAAGCGTACATTGTAACAAAGACGGGTTAAATCTAACACTACAACACCAGAAACGCATTGCAACACCAAATTATTCCATGCAGCAGCAGAAAGGGATAGCAACGAAGACAGGTACGTTCAGCTTACAATGCAACACTGAGTATGCCATGAAATAATCAATACAACTACAGGGATATTCCGAGTGTTCTTTGATGATCAATGCAACTTGATGTACCACACATGCAACGTGAGGTAGAGGCGAAATGCGACGAAGACACAAACAAGGCTATGCAACCGCAACCACCGCATTGTTTCAATGTAACTTGGTCTATTCCGTGCAACAGTCAGCTTAGCGTGAAACAAGAAGCGACACACGATTAATGCAACTATCTGAGGTGTTGCCCTACAATGCAACGTGAGGACCATCAAAGGTATGCGATGTTATTATTCATAGCGGCCAATGCAACCAATGCCGATAATCGCTATTGATGCAGCTTATACAGATTAGGAATGCAACAGTGTAATGAGTGCTTGAATGCTACCAAATACCTTTTATGCAACCTACAACGCGTAAGGCCATGCAACTATCCCGCACGTAGCAACCATCGATGCCTGTGCAACACTGATGAGGATTTGAATGCAACCACATACGGTACATGCAACTAAAGGTAATGCAGCTAGTATCCTTGTAGAACGCTGAAATGCGCAAAGCTATGCAATGAAATATCTACGACGCATGCAGCACACAATGCAACTAATACTATCCCTTGCAGCTATGGTCGTCGCAAGTGCAATGCAACTAATGTTAAAGCCAGACATGCAACTACTTACAAAGTAATACATGCAGCTTAGACAGTACACACAATGCAACAAAGAATGTTATGAACGCTGTAAATGCGACATGAATAATACTTGGAGTAATGCAACAAGGAGGTATCCTCGCAACGTATCATGTACAGTGCAACCTAGTATTCTGTACTGCAACATTCCCAATAGAATGCAACTACGCCCTCATGTCTTAGTGCGACGATATATCGACACATCCTACAATGCCCTCTTTGCAGATCGATGAGAATGACTTTGACATCACGGTTTGCAAAGAGGCTTTTTGCTGCTCAAAACACTTGCATAATTTTCAAAGTTGTGTTATACTTCTTGTAGATGAAGAAGTTCAAAGTTAGTAACAAGGAGAAACAAAGTGACAATCTTAGAACTGTACGATGCCCATCTTGTGGCATACAACGCCTGCATTGAGGCGTGCGATCAACTCAAGACGTTGAAAGCCTTCGGCGAAAGAGCTGCCGAAGCTACAAAGAACAACACCGTTGGTAGTACTCCTGAGAAGATCGCGGCTATTCAAGCGTCTTGGAAGGTGTTCAATGAAGCCATCGCCAAAGCAGAGAAAGCCGTTGAGCATCTTAGGGTAACCGTTGATGAGGCATGGAATGCCTACGATGATGCAAGGATAGCGCAGTAACAAAGTAGAAAGGACACTGCAAAGTGAAGACAACAACGACAATGAAGTATTTCAAGAGTAGAGACGAATATGCCTTCGGAGGCTACCACCTTGAAAGAGAGTCTGGCAGTGCGCATATTGAACCGGAAACCATTGCATTAGAGGTTCAAGAGCAATTAGAAGCATTGCTAGAACAAGGTAGCTTCGGGGATATAACGATAACTATTGAAATAGGAAAGTAGAAGAAAGGACAAAGAACAATCATGGATTCACAACAAGCAGAGCAAAGGTACCGAGATTATTGCGCCTTTGAAGGCTATGATCCTCACAACCCACCTCACGAGCGTACTTGTAGTTGCCCTGAGTGTGACGGAGAACCAGAGCCAGTGATTAGCCCTGTAGCACAAAGTATACTCACTGTCATCAAGGAGAGTACAAAGCGTCCAGGGTCTTACATCGCAGGCTGGCACATCTGCGACCAGCTTGGGGTAGACCGTACTCACCTTGATTGTAGCATCCCTGGTACCAAGTACGACATAGCCCTCAAAGAATTGATCGATGCTGGGCTCATTGAAGAGTTACCCGAACTTGGGTGTCGATATCGGCTTTGTAAGAACGAGGAATAGCATCGTGGCGTGGCTAGGTACTCAAAGCATCTAGCCATGCCTATCACACCAACGTTAGTCATCCGGCTAACAATTTGATAGGATACCAAGACATGCGTTCTTAATAATGAAAGGAGGCACTTTGAAACCACACTGCACAAAGACCATTGTATCTCTCATCGTGTGCCTTGCCCTCGTGGCGCTTTTCGCCGCATGCGATGCCAGTGATTATAGCGACGCCGGGGTGCAAGATGATATAGGAGCAACCGAAACATCATATGTACCCGATGCATTTGGAGAAAACAACCGTTGCTACTGGGTACTTGACCCAAGGGAGGCAGTGACTTTGCTTGCATCTGCCGCCAGCTTGCACGGTTGGGTAGCGTGGCAGATGCCGCCAGCTTGGCATTGTATGTACTTTCAATATTATTCAAGTCCTCTGTACTACAATCACTATATTCCACAAGACAGGCGTACGTATTATAGTAAAACAGTTATTGTGCAGTACGAAAAAGCACATGGATCGGATATTGCAAAGTACAGTAGTAGAGCAAAGTACAAAAAGGTAGTTGTCAAAACTAGCACCAAGACGAAAACTAAAACAACAACGAGGTCCCAGGGCAAGACCAGCACAACAACGAAGACCAAAGTGTCGTCAACGCGTAGCACTACAAAGACCAGTACAACAAGGTCAAGTAGGAGTAGGGGGAGATAATCACCGCCGCCTCATTGTAGATCAATGCCCATGACTTTGATGATCACTGGTCACAATGAGGCATTTCTGTGCTCTAAACCCTTGCATATTATGCTATACTGACCGCGTGATATCCCGCAGCATGGATCACTTGAGAATGCAACAGTGTCGTACGTAGCAACCAAAGCCTCTTTGCAAAGTAGATATTCCAACACCGAGACCACTATTTGCAAAGAGGTATTTTGCTAGCTAAAAAGCTTGCATATTTTTCAAAGATATGTTATATTTAATACATAAAGAGAGTAGTGAGTAGCAAGGAGAAACCAATGTTTAAGTTAATCGCCGTCAGAGATATGAGAGAGTTTGATTATCTTCGTCAAGAGTATATCCCCCTTGAAAAAGGAGATGGGAGTATCTGTTATCGGTGTGGACGGGAACATGCAAAGGTGTATGTGGTTAGTGCTTCACAAGAAAACAGAGACTATTATGTTGGGTCTACTTGCTGCAAGAAACTCCTCAATTGGGAGCCTGCTAATGAAGAAGTACAGATGTTCATAAAGCAACAAAAAGATACACAGAAAGCAGAGTCCAAACGTTGTATGCAAGGGTTCATGCATAATGCAGTAACTATTCTTGTAAAAGAAGCAGTGAAAATTAATGAGGAGCAAGGTAGTATCTCGCATTCCCAGATTGACCAAATGGCACTTCAACGAGCAGGCCAAGTATTCAACGATACGAGACAAGAGAGCTTAGCTGAAAGGATTGTACGAAGGTTCTGGAGTACACCTTGTCAGCTAGTTGTCACAAAGTAAAAGGAGATAACCATGTTACAAGCGATTCTGTCCAAGCTCAAGGGCTATAAGGACGCAACCAAACTATATATCGACACCCAAAGTATACGTAATTCAATTTTCAAATCGACTGGAGAGTATCCAGAGATGACCCTTGAAGTCAACGGGGAGCTATGTATCTTCTGGCCGAAGGGGTCAAAGTTTCCTAAGAACCCAGAGCCACAAGAAGCAACAGAGAAAGAACGACTTATACCGGACCAAGAAAAGATGCAATCCTTTGAACCTGTGCAGAGAGAAGCACAGGCATATGCAGACAAAGAGGGTAAGCCCGCATATGTAGTCATCGAAGAGGATGGTACTTTTCGTGCAATCTTCTCTCCAGAGGGTATGGAGCGCAGGGCACTCTATACCGCCTACCCAGCGGAGAGGCTGTGGCCCCCATCTAAGTAACCAATGATTTGGCATTGACACGAAATGCCTCATTGTATCCAAAGTTACGAACGTTGGTCGCAATGAGGCATTTCTGTGCTCTAAACCCTTGCATATTTTTCAAAGTTGTGTTATACTTAATACATAAGAGAAAGTAAAACAATAAGAAGCAAGGAGAAACAATATGGTCACAGTTTTTAGTACGATGGTTCAAAACATCGAAACATGGTTTGCCGCTGAGGCATCGACGATTATAGCGTTCTTCAGCGTAAATCTACAGACGCTAGGGACACTCCTGGGGGTCCTGGTTTGCATCGTGATCGTGGGTATGTATCAAATAGAGCACACTAGAGGATAGTAAGGGAGGATACTTTGGAAAACTTTGACAGTTCGATGTACTTCTTAGGGAAGCTTTGCAAACGAGGCCATCAATGGGAAACAACGGGGCAAAGTCTTCGTTACGTTAAAAGACGCGAATGTGTTGAGTGCGAACGTGAGCGTAGGGCGACCGATGAGAACAAAGAGATTGCGAGGAAGGCATTGAAGAAGCATAGGGAAACTGAGAAATATCAGCAAACCTATGCAGACCGTAGAGCTACCTCTGAACACAAAGCAAAGATGGCAATAGCGCAAGCAAAGTATGGGAAAACTGAATACGGAAAGGAAACTAGGAAAAAAGCAGAACAAAAACACAATCAAACGGATCAACGTAAAGCCTCAAAGAAACTGCGGGAGCAAAACCGTCCGGTAACGGATGCGCGTCGTCTATCCTGGAAGCGCAAAAATGCTAAAAGGGATCGTTTAAAGCAAGGAAATAGTGAGTTCTATACTGCTAGCGATGTAGCTGCGAGGTGGGCGATTTTCGATAATTCATGTGCTTTTTGTGGCAAATCTGATACTGTCCTCACACAAGATCATTTCTTCCCTTTGAACAATGGGGGTTCAGATGCCATATGGAACCTTGTACCAGCATGCTTCTCTTGCAATTCTTCGAAGCAAGACGATGCTCCTGAGAAGTGGTATCGAAGCAGAGCTTTCTTCAATGAAGATCGTTGGGCGCTTCTTTGTAGTTTGATGTATAACGAAGAAGCTTTGGATCAAATTAAAGAGCGAGCTAGCAACGGTGCTACACAAATGCGCATGGAATTTGGCTAATCCACATCTTGACTTGACAACGCGTGTTTGTGTTGTATACTTATAGTCAAGTAGATTATTCTCATAAGTGAGTCATACGAGATACCTTCTTTTAGGCCGTATGTTCGGAGTTAACGAACAGCGTGCTTGGAAGGAGGTGATTTTTATGCCACAGGTAGCTGATCCTATAAGACCGCAGCAAGGCCCTCAAGAACTCTTTTTACGTTGTAACACCCGCGTTGCCTTTTATGGAGGAAGTGCCGGTGGTGGGTAGGAAGAGCTACGCTGCACTCCTAGAGCCCACATACCACATCGACAACCCTGAGTTCCAGGCTGTCATTTTTCGCAAGTTCCATCGGCAGATCATTGCGCCAGGTGGTCTATGGAAACATTCCTTCGAGGTCTATCCCCAACTCGGCGGCAAGCCCAACAAGAGCGAACTGCAATGGACTTTCCCCTCTGGAGCCACAATCAAATTTGCATATATGCAATATGAGAGCGATGTAGAGTCATGGAAAGGCTCTGAAATGCCATTGATCGAAGTCGATGAAGTCACTGAGATGAGCTTTGGTCAATTCTTCTATTTATTCTCGCGCAATCGCTCCCTCTGTGGCATTAGACCTTACATGCGAGCCTATACCAATCCTGACCCCGAGAGCTGGGTCAAAGTAGTGCTTGCCCCATGGGTCGATGAAGACTGGGAAGACCCCGAGCGAAACAGTAATACCCCTGAGCACCTACGTATTCGCGCAGCAAGCGGTGAGGTCCGCTATTTTGTCGTAGAAGACGAGAACATTCGTTGGTGTGAGTCCAACGAGCGCTTCGCAATCTCTATCACCTTTGTATTTGCCAACCTCCAGGACAACAAGATCCTCATGGAGAAAGACCCAGGCTATGAAGCTGGTCTTGAAGCCCTCCCTGAAGTCGAGAAACGCCGTCTCAAGTATGGCGATTGGACAGCACGCCCATCAGGTAAGAAGTTCAAACGTGAGTGGTTTGAGCGCCACATCCTCGATGAAATCCCCGACGACATTGAGCGCAAGTGTCGCTTCTGGGACCTCGCAGCGACCGAGGAAGTCAAGGCAACATCAAAGAAGACAGGGCCAGACTATACCGCTGGTGTTCTCTTGGCGCGGCGTAAAGAAGGCTGTTACCCACGCTACATCATCCTACATGCGATATGGGAACGCCGCGACCCTGGAGGTGTTGAGGACCTACTAAAAGAGATGGCCGCGAAGGATGGCAGGGATACAGTGATCCGCATTGAGCAAGAGCCAGGCGCATCAGGGAAGTCCTACATTTTCAACATCGTGACCAAGGTACTCAACGGGTACGACGTTGATGGCATCCCAAGCACGGGTAACAAAGAGCTTCGTGCCAACACGTTCTCGGCGCAAGCCAAGTTTGGCAACGTTGGAATGCTCCGAGCGCATTGGAACAAAGGGCTCGTTAACTTCCTTGTTGCATTCCCTACTCCTAGTGTCCACGACGATCCCGTCGACGCAAGCTCCGGCGCAATGAACGAACTATACCTTGTACCCGACGGTCCCATGGTGTGGTCCCCGGAAGACATAGAGACACGAAAGCCAACGCTGGAAGAGGGCACTGACGGGACAAGGGATTATGCGATGGTTACATTGGAAGGTCAATGGTCTCACAGGATTACCGAGGATGAAGGCTATTTCGAGGAGGTGTCGTGGTAATGGGCTTTTTCAACCGCTTCGCACTCGCCTGGAAAGCAATGACTGATCCTCGTGCCATCGATCCTAACTATGGGACCTCACTGCAAATCCTCACGCCAGGACAACCCGTCTGGACACCGCGAAACTATGAGAACTTTGTGAGGGAGGGATATCGAAGGGTTGCGGCAGTGTATTCCTCGGTCAACAAGATTTCCGGTGCGGCCAGCGGTATCACCTGGAAGCTCTACGAGGATCGCACTGAGAAACGGGAAATCGAAGAGCATGCCTTGCTCGACTTGTGGCGCAAACCGAACCTCAATGAGAGTAGCGGCGCATTCATGGAGAAGCTCTTTGGCTTCTGGCATCTCTCTGGGAATAATTACATTTGGGCATTTCGCCCGAGCAAAAACAAACCACCGCTGGCGTTGTGGCATCTTCGCCCTGATCGCGTCAAGATTGTGCCTTCAGACCTGGGCATTGAAAACTATGTGTATGGCTATGGGACCCCTGGCGTAAAGCTCTACGAACCTGGAGACGTGAACCACATCAAGTTCCCAGCGTACGATGACGACTACTATGGTCTATCCCCCATGGAGACGGCATCGCAACTCATCGATCAGCAGAACGAAGGCAACGCTTGGAACACTGCCTTGATGCAAAACATGGGTAAACCGTCAAGTGCTTTCTTTGCTAAGGGTTTCTTGACAGTAGAAAAGCGAGATCAGATTACGAGGGAGATACGCAAGAAGTATTCGGGTAAGCGTAACGCGGGTATGCCTCTTGTTTTAGAAGGTGACATGATGTGGCAAAACATGTCCTTGTCCCCATACGAGCTTGACTGGCTCCAATCCAGGGAACTCAACACAAGGGAGATCGCTGCAATCTTCGATGTGGCTCCAGAGCTTATCGGTGATTCCGCAGGGAAGACCTTTGCCAATGTCTCCGAAGCACGGGCGGCACTGTATACCGAGAACGTACTGCCCAAGATGGACAGGGTACGGGACCACCTCAATTCGTGGCTAGTCCCGATGTACGATGACCTGCGCAACAAGGGCGCATGGTTTACCTACGACAAAGAGGACATTGAAGCCCTTGCCGACATGTATCAGAAGCAGCTCACAGCCAAGAGCGAGCGTTTCACTAATCTGTGGAACACAATGCAATGTACCCTCGATGAAGCCAGGGAGGGTCAAGGACTGGAGCCACTTCCTAATGGTAAGGGCAACATCCTCAAGATACAAGGCGTAATGTCCGTCGTGTCCGTTGATAAGCTCGATGTGTACGCTGAAGAGACCACTGCGCCACCCCCAGAGTTACCAGCGCCGCCGGACATAGCAAAGCTGCCCGCGCCGGGTACAACGACCGTCCAGGAAGTCTCTGATGACAAAGAGCCACCAAGCACTAGCAAGGTAAGGAGGCCACGCACCTATCATGATCAGGCACCACGCCAAAAAGCTCTTACGATCTTTGCGACTGACGAAAGATATCTGCGATTGCGTTCGTTGCAAGTATCGCCAAAAGCACGTGCTACGCAGGGGGACGATGACCTATATTCAACGAGGGCTCTATCGCATACCCCAACCCCATCGCAACAGGAGACGGCACTAGAGGCCGACACATCCACCTTTCATTCACAGAAGGATCGCCGACGAAGCCGAAGCGATTATCGCACCTTTATTGAAAGGTATATGTGATGTCTTCTATTGAGTATAAAGCCACGGCACTAGCGACGTTAAAGCTAGAACAAAAGAACATAGGGCCAAAGATTTCCGGCGTTGATTTGCAATGGAAAGTCGTTGATGAGGATCAAGGTATTATTCAGGGGTACGTCTCCGTTTTTAACAACATTGATTCTCAACGCGATAGAGTACGCCCTGGCGCATTTAAGAAGACCGTTGCGGATGGTTTGCAGAGAAAAGCTAATAAGGGTAAGAAGTTCATATGCCCACTTTTATGGATGCACGAAGTTGATAAGCCCATTGGTGGCGTTATTGATGCGGTAGAGGACAAGATTGGGTTACTGGCAACCGCTCAAGTTGATATCACCACGAATGAACAAGGAATACCCCGCAATCCTCTAGCCTTGTCAGTGTTTTCTGGATTGAAGATGGGCTATTCAGATGAGTTTTCGATAGGTTATAAAGCAATACAGAAATCATATGATAATGCAGGTATACGCGATCTAACTGAAATACAATTATTCGAGTGTTCTGTTATCACTGAACTTTTCGCTTCAAATGATTTGGCTCAAGTTACACAAGTTAAATCCAATGATACCAATGAAGAAAAAGACTTTGACTCTCGCTAT